ATGTTAAAGTAGAAACATTCTGGCCTATCTTTGCACTAGTGTTTAACGAAGTTGAGCATAAGGATCATTTATATCCACCTTCAGACGTATCGTTGTTGCTACCTATGCAACATGAATACAATCGAGCGCGACAAGGGTTGCGTGAACATCGAAGGGCAAACAGACCGAAGTATGCAGCTCCCGCTGGCGTATTAGAGGAAGAGGATAAGCAAAAGCTGGCAACACACCCAGCCAATGCGGTGATCGAACTTCAAGCACTGGCTGCTGGTCAGAAGGTAAACGATGTTATTCAACCAGTAGGGCAGATTGGTATTGATCCAAACTTATACGAAGTGCGAACCATTTTTGATGACATACAGTTAGTTGTTGGAGCGCAAGAGGCACAATTTGGTGGGCTATCTAAAGCTACAGCAACAGAAACATCGATAGCTGAGTCAGCGCGTATGTCTTCACTGGGCGCAAACGTTGATGAATTAGACAGCTTTATGTCTGAGATTACACGTTCCGCTGGGCAAGTTTTGCTAACAGAACTAAGCAAAGAGGAAGTTATAAAGATTGTTGGTCCTGGTGCTGCATGGCCCGAAATGACCCGCGATCAAATCATGGAAGAGGTATTTCTGGAGATCGAAGCTGGATCGACAGGTAAACCAAACCGTGCAGCCGAATTAGCCAACATAGAGCGGATCATGCCGTTCTTACTGCAAATTCCTGGAATGGAACCTAGATGGCTGGCTAAAGAATTACTGAAACGTCTGGATGATAAACTCGAATTAGATTCAGCGTTTGCAGACCAAGTTCCGTCTATAGTTGCAATGAATATGCAGCGCCAAGGCGGTACTGGTGACCCTGCATTGCAGGGAGCGCCAGGAGGCGGCGCGGATAACGCGCCACGTTCACTGCCTAGTGGTGGAGGTGTACCAATAGGCGACCAGTAACTTTTTGCATGGTTTGTTGAAACTTACGACAGATCAAGGTAGAATATAATCAACAGGTAAGACTGTTAGGAAAGGACGATAAGATGATCGATCAGGTCACAGAGGCAGAACCGTCCACTGCATCTGAAGAAGAACAGGACGTAAATGAGCAATCGTCTAGCTCGGAAAGCGAAACGGAAGAGGATCTTCTAAGCGTAGTTCAAAGCGCAATGGAAGTCTCTGCTGATGCGGGTTCGCAACCCGAAGAGGAAATAGAACAGGAAGGTGAAGAAGTTTTTGAAGCTGATGCTGAGTCCACAGGCGAACAGCCTGACATTACAGAGGATGAAGACAGTTTTGAGGATGTTCCATTTAATAAACATCCAAGGTTTCAAGAAATTTTAAGGCAAAAAAACGAATACAAGCAAGACGCTGAACGGTACAACAATATTCAAACTTTTTTAGAAACGAATAAAGTGAGTGCTGATGAGGCTGCTGATGGGCTTCAAATTATGGCTTTGATGAAAAAAGATCCAGTTGAAGCACTTAATGCGTTAAAACCTTATATTGAAACGTTAAGTCAAGCTGCGGGTTACGTCTTGCCAGACGATATTCAAAGCAGAGTTAATGACGGATATTTAGACGAAGATGCTGGGCGAGAATTGGCTCGTGCTAAAGCGCAAGCTCAAAATGAGCGAACGCAACGCGAGGCACTATTACAAGACCAGCAACAGGCGACACAAGCAGCGCAACTTAACGATGTAGCAATGTCTGTGACGGAATGGGAAAACCGAACTAGAAGCACCGACCCCGACTATGACCTTAAGCAACCCGAAATAGATGACCGCGTTAGGGTTTTGGTAGCAACGCAAGGAAGGCCAAATACAACTCAGGATGCTCTGGCTATGGCTAAACAGGCATATACAGAAGTGAATGATCGGCATAAAAAGCGATACGCTAACAAACCTCGAATACGAACGGCATCTGGAGGCAATCTTGCTGGAACGCCACAAGCTGACCCACAGAACCTAATGGAAGCGGTTCAAGCAGCTATGGCACAAAATTCTGGCTAATTTTTAGGAGACTACAATGGCTTTTAGTTCAGCCGAATTAGCGAATATCGCTAACGCAGCCCTTGACTATTACATAGACAAAGGCAACGCAATCTCCCAAAGCCTATCAGATAAGCCATTGCTTAAAGCTATAGACGCTAAAGCAAAGACTTTTCCTGGAGGTAAAGGGGAATTATCCGTGGCAGTTAAAGGGGATTATACCACAACTGTCTCGGGATACACGCATAACGATACTGTTTCGTATGCAAACCCAGCTAACTTAAAACGCGCTAACTATGCGTGGAAAGAACACCATGCTGGGATTTCCTTAACCCTAACCGAACTTAAAAAGGACGGTATAAGTGTTACGGATAGCACAACTAGTGCAAGCGTAAGCAATCACTCAGGTCGTGACCAAACCGTTCTTGTAAATCTTTTTCAAGATAAGCTTGATGACATGATGGAAGGCTACTCTCGCGGTATGAATGGATTTTTGTACGGTGATGGTACAGCCGATGCAAACGCGATAGCTGGCATACAGACGTTGATTGTCGATGATCCATCAGCTTCTGGAACAACTGTTGGCGGTCTATCTACTGTGACAAATACATGGTGGAGAAACCGTTCAAACGTTGCCATTTCAAACACTGCAACTGGTCAAGAACTGATCGAAACATTGCACACAGAAATGCGTCAGTTAAAGCGTTTCGGCGGTAGACCAGACATTGCTGTTTGTGGTTCAGCATTCTTGGATCGTCTTGCAGACGAACTAAGACGCAATGGTAACTACAGCCAAACTGGTTTTGCGCGTGGTCAGAACATTGCAATGGGAGAGATCAACTATAACGGTCTTAACTTTGTATATGATCCAGCCTTAGATGATTTAACAATTTCTGGCAAAAACCCAGACAAGCGTTGTTATATCATCGATAGCTCAAAACTATGTATGTACTACATGGATGCTGAAAAGATGAAGCGTCATGCTCCAGCTAGACCAGCTACGCAGTACGTCATGTTTCGCGCAATCACCACAACAGCGGCACTTACAGCAACTCAGCTGAACTGCCACGGCGTTTACGAAATATCGTAAAATCAATGGGTGGCGGGTAACTGCCACCCTTAACTTTTAGGAGGAAAATATGGAACAACTATCATGTTCAGTTGCGATAAATGGGGATTCTCGCGCTGTAATTACCAAACCTTATGTGACAGTAGCAGAAATTGTATTGCTGCAAGCAATGCACGGATCTGATGCGGTCACCAATATTAAGATCATTGGTGAATTAGAAAGCACTTCAGAGCAAGAGCGAGATCGTTTAGGCAACTTTTACAAAGACGCTAAAGTTATGGAAGTTTTTGGTCAATATGGTGAGCTGCCAAAAACACTGGCTGAAAGTCGTATTGAAGACACATTGCTCGATCCCGTCTGGCTTAGTGAAAATAAAAAGAAACCAGCACCCAAAAAAAAGGCTGCAAAGACTACAAAGAAAAGAGCGCGTGACAGCAAGGGACACTATATTGCTGATGATCCAAACACGCCCGAAAACGAAGCATTTGTAGAGGAATAGCGCATGGCACGTGGCACATCACTTGGCGTTTTACTTGACGATTTAAGAGCGGAAGTTGGGCACTCGTTACAGCCCAACCTTGGTAAATCGACTAGAGATGTGCTGATTAATATGTTGCAGAGAACACAAAGAAGGCTTTGGGATGATTACTCTTGGCCTTTTTTACGCATCACAAGAGACATTACTATTGGTGCTGGGCAGAGATACTATGACATACCAAGTGATTTAGTATTTGAGCGTATCGAGCGTATGGAGACTAAACACGGGGATGTTTGGACGAAGCTACAATACGGAATTTCTGGTGAAGATTATAACCAGCATGACAGTGACAGAGGTGTTCGATCATCACCAGTAAGACGTTTTGATGCTTACGAAAATCAAATCGAGTTGTGGCCTATTCCAGCAAACAATAGTGATGCCACGACAGGTATAAATTCTGTTCGAGTAACTGGAATTAAAAACTTATCTACTTTTTTAGCGGATAGCGACACTGCTGACTTAGATGACCAATTAATCGTTTTATACGCTGCTGCTGAAGTTTTAACGCGCCAAAAACAGGGTGATGCAAACAATAAACTGGGGCAAGCGCAAGCGCATTATGCTCGACTAAAGGCGCGTATGGCTAAATCAGAAACTTTTGTCATTAGTGGCGGAGAGCCAGAAGGAATGTATCGCCCCAAAGGACCACCACTGATAGCCACGACAGGAAGCTAAATGCCGTATATACTTGTTGAAGATTTTCGAGGTGGCTTAGACGCAAGGCGAACAAATGTAACAGCACCACCAGGTTCTTTGGTTACATTAACCAACGCTCATATTACTCGCGGTGGCGAAATAGAGAAAAGGGCAGCGTTTGTTGAGCTTGCAACGTTACCCACAAACACAATCGGGTTAGCTGCTTCTGGTGGTCAAGTTTATGTGTTTGGGTCAGCAGCAGCTAGTTCAATTACTTTTGCAACGGGTACACCATCAAACATTAACTATGTTAGGTTGCAGCATCCCAGTGGTGAAGCACTTACAGACGTTCCATCAGTAGAATTTTATAACGGTCAGGTTTATGCGGTTGGACGTTTTGCTGATGGTCGCATCTATCATTACTTTAACGGTGTTCGTATTACGGATTGGTTTGATGGTCGGGCAAGAGCGCGGATTGAGGTAACAGCGGGATCGGCTGGTGGAGCAAACGCAACTGGTTCTATCAATGTTACTGGCGGCACAGTAAATCCAGGAGATAATTTACGGTTATTGCGTGTTAACAATGTTGATTTGTTTGACAATCCAATCGCTCACACTGGTAATAACGCCAGCACAGCACAAAACGTTGTAAACGCTATCAATAGCGGAAATAGCACTTACACGGCTACACTTACTGGAACTTCAACAGTCACAATAACCGCTCCATCTTTTGGTATTAGTTATAATAATTTTCAAATAACTACAGCAACAGATGGCGCATTTACTGTTGGTGGCACAGTGCATATGGCTGGAGGTATTGATAACGCAGTTACAAATATCACAGTTGATGGCATATCGATTGTTGGATCTCAGGTTACTTGGGAAACGTCACACAGTAACACGGCATCTAAGCTGGCTGATGCAATTAATGATTTTACATCATCACCAGAATATGAAGCTACTTCGGTTAATCAGTTTGTAAATATAATTAGCAAAACAAGCGGTTCATCTTTTAACAATAAAGCAGTATCAGTTAGTGTTGCTGGCAATCTTACAACAGCATTTGACCCAACATCACAAACATTTCTCGATGGTGGGGCTGATGCTTCAAGCATAAACGGATACACACCTGGATCATTTGTAAGACCCGTAAAAACTAAGATGTATGCGCTATCTGATAGCTTGCTGCATTTTTCTGCAATTGATAATCCTACTGAATGGAATAATACCAGCCAAGGTGCTGGATTTATTAACCTTGCTAACAATGCGCGAGGGTCTGAAGACCTTAAGGCTATAGCTAACTATTTTGACAATATTGCGGTACTTGCAGAACAAGCTGTGCAGATTTGGTTTGTTGACCCAGATGAAACGAAAAACCAACAGATACAAGTGTTACAAAATACTGGAACTATAGCACCAGACAGCGTTGTCGAGTTTGGCGATAATGACGTATTTTATCTGTCATTATCTGGCATTCGCAGTCTTCGATCACGCGACAGCAGCAATGCGGCCTTTGTTGGTGATATTGGCAATCCAATCGATGAACTTGTTGTTAAGGAAATAAGAGATAACAGGGCGGTTGCAGAAAAAGCAAAAGCAATACTCGAACCTAGAGATGGCAGATACTTTATAGCCATTGGCACTAAAGTTTATGTGTTTAGCTATTTCCCAAGTTCTAAAGTAAGCGCATGGAGTGTTTACGAGCCAGGTTTTACTGTTGATCGATGGGCGTATGATGGTCGGCAAACATTATGTCGGTCTGGCAATAAGCTGTATTCACTGGGCGGAGAAAACGCAAACATATACGACAGCAGCACTGTCACGATACAAATGCCTTTTCTTGATGCGGGTGGACCAGCAACATTTAAAGATTTTATATCACTGGATGTAACTTGCGAAAACCAGTGGACGGTTTCAGCGGCAACAGATCCACAAGACATTACAGCAATACAAGAGTTGGCAACTGTTCACCAAACGACTTACGGGTTGGGTAGGGCATCCATAACTGGTTACTCAACACATATTGCGCCAAAAATAACGTGTACAGCAAACGGTCCAGCAAAACTTGGTAACATAGCAATCCATTATAACAGTAGCGAGGCTGGCTAATGTATTTCAAAGAGGCAACAAATGATGAAGTAAGTTATGTCGCGCTGAATATGCGGAGTCGTGATTACGATGAAATAGTATGCCTTGGCTGGTGCGAAAACAGGGAAGAGTTAGCTGAAAGCTTGGTGCTTGGATACAGCCAAGAGGATAACGTTTATTGTGATCACG